GATCATCTGATTGGGCACGCCGATGACGGCGGCGATTTCCTCAGCCCGCAGGGTGTCGGTCCCGGCCACGATGTTCGTGTATGGCTTGCGGCCCTGGGCGTTGGTGACGAACGCGGCGACGGGCAGCGAGCGGGGGACGGGCATCTCCGTGATCGAGGTACCCATCGGCACCCGGCGGCCCAGCGACAGCGCCGCCGACGCCTGCGTGGCCTCCTGGATGATCTGGCTTGAATACTCCGGGGGGATGACCCCGCCAAAGTCGGACAACGGCATAGCAGCCGACCCCCTTCCGGGGACGCGAAACGACTAGGATCGTCGCCGCTTTCACGCCACCAGGGGGGCCGCAGCATCACGCCGCACGCCCGCCCGGCCTGGGCATCACGCCCAGTAAGACGCGCCGGGTTCGGCTACCGGCTGCCGCCGCATCACGCCGCACGGCATCACCGGCAGGTTAGGCTCCGCCCCGGCCGCGCCGCAACCCGGCGCCGAAAAAGTCGTCGTCGGGTGTCGGTCCCGCGCTCTGAGGCCCGGCCGGAACCCGGCCCGGCGCCGTCGCAGGGGGCGGCAGCTGGGCGGCCAGCTTGCCGACCAGATCGGTCAGCCTGGGCGTGTCTATCTCGCCGTCGTCCTTGACGAACTGGGACAGGTCGAGCAGCGCGAGCGCGGCGCCCGGGTCGGCCAGCTTGCCCGCAGCGACGGCCCGGAACTCAGCGGCGGCCAGCCTGAGCCCGGCGGCCTTGACCGCTTCGGCGCGGCCCTCGGCCTTAGCTGCCTCGACGGCCTTCTCCTGGTCGGACATCTGCGCGTTGCGGAGCTTGGTCACCTGTCCCTCGAACCCGGCGGCGCGGCGCCGCTCGGATTCCAGCGCGGCGGTCAGCCGGGCCACGTCGGCGGCCAGGTCGGGCGCTGCGGGGTTGCCGTTGGGCGGCGCGGGCGCCGGGGGGGCGGGGGGCTCGGGGGCGGGCGGGGCGGGGGGCTCGGGCGGGGTTCCCATCACGGTTCCTTGCTAGGCGGCGGGCGGGGTCGCTGGCTCGATGGCGGGGGCCTCCCGGGCGGCAAGCTCGCGCCAGCGGTCGATCTCCTGCGGGGTGGCGCCCCACTTCTGCCAGAGGACTTCGGTCGGGACGCCGAGGGTCCGCATCTTCACCAGGGCATCGACGCGCTGGCCCTCGCTGCGGGTCTCGAAGTCGTGCCAGATCACCTCGGCCTCCACGTCGGCAGCTGCCGGGCTGCCGATCAGCCCCAGAGCGATCCGCATGACCTCCTCCCACGCTTCCCCGATGAACAGGGCCCGGCGGCTCACCTTGGCGACCAGGCCCGCCTCCGCGGCGCGGATCGCGTCAGCGGACAGGTTGACCATCGAGCCGAGGAGGTAGTGCGGCGGGGTCTGCGTGATCGCGGCCAGCTGGTGGATGTCCTGCTCCACGGCGGCCAGGTACCCGCTCAGCGGGTCGCCCGCCAGCGCGCCGAACCGGCCGTCCGGGTTCTCGTTGACCAGCAGCCGGTCGGCGCCGATGTCGTAGGGGCGGCGTAGCTTCGTGACTTCTGTGCCGTCCTCGTTCCGGCCGATCACCTCGCGCTGCATCTTGACGCCGGTCGCCCAGATCTGCCGGAACGCGGAGAAGTCCGTGCCCACCAGCCGGTTGAAGATCGTCGTATGGATGCGGTCCACGATGGAGGTGACCGACTGCAGCTCGCTGCGCGGCGGCCGGGAGGTTCGCGGCTGCGGCACCACCTCAATCAGGCCCACCACCCCGGCGGGATTGGGCGCCACGTCGGGGACGCCGGTCAGCGGCAGCCAGGTGACGATCGCGTCGGGCAGGATCAGCACGTCGGTGGTCTGCCCCAGCGCGTCGGTGAACTGCTTGAACCCCGCCGCGCGGCGCCTCCGGTTGCCCGGCTCGTAGATCACCGTGGCCTCCATCGGGCTCTCTGCGGTGATCGACACGCCGGTCGGGTTGGCCTCGTCGGGCTGCACCAGCACATACCCGGAGGAGGTCACCAGAGCGTCTGTCTGGACCAGCTGGGAGTCTGCGTCCATGTGGCTGGCCTGCCAGATCAGCCACGCGGCGTCGGACCCGGCGCCGAACCGGAAGCCCTCCACGCCCAGCCGCTCGGCCACGGCGTTGACGACAAGCTCAGCCCAGTTGGCGCCCGACTCGCGCAGGAACCGGCGGAAGGTCTGCCGCTCCGCGGTGTTCATCAGGACCGGCACGTCGGCCTCGCCGTCGTAGTAGTCCTGGTAGCGGGTGGCCCGCTGGCGCTGCTGGTCGAGGCGCGTGATACAGGCTGTCCGCAGGTCGTCTAGCTGGCTCACCGCGCCTCCTCGCTTGAGCGAATCCTAGATCCTAGAAGCCCGCAGCGGCGTAGTCCGGTGCCGTCTGCCTGCGGCGCAGCGCCCGGTCGAGGCCCATCACGGCGGCCACGATGCCGTCGATCTTGTCGGCGGAGCGCTGCCGGTCGAGCTTGACGTTGCCCGCCCCGTCTGTCCTCGTGACGGCGTTCCCGGCCTGCCACCGGACCAGCCCGGTGCCGCCGTGGTGGAGCAGCCCGCCCGCCACGAGCCGCAGCAGTTCGGCGGTGGCGGCGGTCATGGCCCGCGCTGACTGGCTGAACGGGATCATCGCCCACCCGTCGTCGGCTAGCTCGGTGGCCAGCTGCACGGCGTTCCACGGGTCGAACGCCACCTCGGCTATCCGGTAGGTGATCTTGTCAGCGTTCAGCTGCGCGCGGATCGCCTCGTAGTCGGTGACGATCGAGTCGGTGAGCACCAGTTCGCCGCGCGCCGCCCAGACAGCGGCCTGCCCCCCGGTGCGCCGCGATAGCTCGTCCAGCTTGCGGGCCGGGCAGAAGTGGCGCCAGAGCACGTCAACGCCGTCGCCCTCGTCGGCGGGGAACACCAGGGCGTAGGCGGCCAGGTCTTGGGTGGTGGCGAGGTCGAGCCCCGCGAAGCACTGCCGCCCAGTCAGGAGACCCGGCAGCGCCGCCGCGGGGACCGGCCCGGCGGAATCATCCCACGCGGACATGTCGATGGCCCGGCCCACCTTGGACACGGGCTGGTTGAGCCGGTACTGCTTGAACGCCCGCAGCGCGGTCGGGTTGCGCTGCGCGACTCTGCATTCCGCCGCCAGGGTGCGTACCTCGAGAAAATCCCCGAGCGCGGGGTTGGCCTGCCGCCACGTCGCGGGCCTGGTCCAGTCGGCGTCCTCGCTGGCGCGGTAGATCACCACCAGCCGGTCGGGCTCCAGCGAGGGATCTTCGGCTACCTGCTCGGACCACTCCCGCTCCGTCGCCGCGAACCCGGACGGGTCGTTCTCCGCGGTGGTCGCCAGCATGAGGATCGGCTGGGCGCGGGTGCCCATGCCGGTCTTCACCGCGTCGAACAGGTCCCGGTCGGGCTGGGTCAGAAGCTCGTCGATGTACGCGCCCGAGGGGTTCTCGCCCAGGTTGCCCTCAGCGTCCCCGGCGACCACCTGGAAGAACGATCCGCTGGCCTCGTCCGCGATCCGCTGCGCGCCCCGGATCACCGCCAGCCGCGCCCGCAGCACGGGGCTGTTGTGAACCATCCGCTGGGCGATGTGGTACACCAGCCCGGCCTGACCGGAGTCGAGCGCGAGCCCGTACACCTCGGCGCCCGCCTCCCCGTCCGCGCACAGCAGGTACAGCACGCACCCGGCCAGAAGCTCGCTCTTGCCGTTCTTCCGCGCCACCGACAGGTACAAGATCCGGTAGCGGCGCACGTACCGCCCCCGCCAGTCATCCCAGATCACGGTGCCGAACAGGGGCGACAGCACCCGCCGCTGCTGGAACCCCGAGGGGACGAACGGCTTGCGGTTCCAGTCGCCCTTGGTGTGGGTCAGCAGTTCGCAGAAGAACGCCCGGACGTGCCGCGCCCTCGCCTGGCAGAAGTGATCGCCCCGCGACCGGCACGCCCGCCCGTCGAACTCAAACCCGCACGGCGGCGGCTGGTCATCCGCCACCGGTCAGCAGCCTCCCGGCCGCATCCCCCGGCGGCGCCTCGCCGCGCAGCCCCGCCCGCGCTGAGGGTGTCAGCCCGAACTCCCGCGCCAGCACCCGCAGCGCCGCCTCGGCGTCCTTCACCTGAGACCACAGCGGGTTCCGCTTGAACGTCGGCTCACCATCGGGGCTGTCAGCCTTGCCGCGGAACACCGGG